TCGACTCCGGAACGCGCCTCCAATTTTTTCCCAAGCCCGGATGGTGAAATCGGTAGACACAAGGGATTTAAAATCCCTCGGCTTATGGCTGTGCGAGTTCAAGTCTCGCTCCGGGCACCATGGGAAAACTAGAATAAAATCAATGATAAGCAGTGTCGTGTAAGCCACCTTCGGGTGGTTTTTTATTGCCTGAAATTCAGGTTTCGCCATTGTTTCGCCATTAGCTTTCGCCATAAAAAAGGGGCGTTACTGCCCCCCGACAACCGGAACTACTGAAATTTTTCTGTTGTATCTTGCAGTTTGCGATGCATTTTTATGGCCTGATATCTCCTGCTTCTCATTAAGAGTTCCATCCAAATCTGAAATTCCTTTAGCCTTCAGGTCGTGAAATGTGAACTGAAAATCCAAGTCAGTATTTTTCTCTGCCGCTAACTTTTTCGCTTTCATCCATTGGGCATTAAAAGCATCTCTTGTGTATCGCGATCCTGATGGCTGGTGGATCACATAAATACTGTTCATCCCGGGGTTAAGTCCAATTTGATTAGCCATCTCTACCGCTTTTCTAAGGCGATCCGTCCATGCCTTGATTTGAGTTACTGAGGTTTTACTCTGCTGAATGAGAATTCCTTGCTCGGTTAACTGGCTCTTTTTTAGCTCAAGAATGTCCCCTTGTCTGGCACAACATAAATACGCTATTTCCATAGCGATTTTTACTGGTAGGGTGGCTACATCATAAAGTTTCTGATATTCAAGATCAGTTATATAACGGGTTCGGGCCTGTTCTTTAAATTGCTTTACGCCCTGACATGGATTTAATTTCACTTTTCCTCTCTCATACGCCCATCGAAAAACACGGGACATAAACGCTTTTTCTCTGTTCGCCTGGACCCTGCTTTTCACTCCTCGCTTATCCATATATTTACGAATATGCTCGGGTTTTATATTGTCCGGCCTCATTTTTCCAAAAACTATATTTACCTTTGAATAATACTTGGTGTAGTCCTTGCGTGTTTCTGATGCCAGTTCATGGAAATCACCTGAGTTAAAAAACTCCTGGCATAAGGCTGAAAAATTACTTCCAGCCTTTATTTCATTAATAAATCGCTCATACTCTGCCCATACTTGCGATTTAGATAAGTCGGCGTTGCATAATCTAACTGTCCGGCCATCCGGCGAGCGAAATTCATAAGCAGATTTACCCCTCCTGACGCGAGGGGGCATCCAGTTATCATCTTTGTTTTTGCGAGTTCGAGACATCACATACCCTTAAAGTTTGGTTCCTCTTCTTCGGGGTTAACCGGTCTTTCGCGTAGCCCCATTGGGTTGGATACATGCTCCCATGTAAGCCCTGGCCTGCCATCTTTGCGAGGAATAAAGAAAACACCACATTCTTTTAGAGCTTTACATTGCAGAGAAGGGCGGCGATAACCGGTTAATGTATAAATATCCTCTGAAGTAAGAAATTGTGATTTTTCGCTCATGGTTAATCCTCCAACCGGCTGCACCCGGTTATTTGTTTTCTGTTGCTGGTGGCTTTGGTGCAGCGGCTAGCATTGCCTTCCATACACTCTGAAATGGTTCATGCCTCATATTCTGCTTAGCTCCTTCCTTGAGCATGTCCATAGTTGCGTCAATCGGCACCAATGCCCAACCCTCAGGCACAACAGGCAGCGGCGTGGCGGTGTAGAGCGGTATTGTTGCAGATTGATAACCAGAGCCGAAATTTGGTGTTCTAACCACACCGCTATCATTATCAGCCAATCGCTCCAGTTCATCGCTGTCGATGTACGCCACAGGCCTCTCAGCCGCCGCCCTTCGCGCCAGTAGCTCGCGTAATAGTCCTGCGAGCTGATGAGATTCCAATTCACCAAAATATGCACCGCCATGACGCATGAATGTGACAATTGCTGTCTCTATAGTTTCTACGCTTGGTTTTCTCAGGTTATTCATAGCGTCATCATCTCCATTTTACTGATGATTGCATTTCGCTTTTCTTCTTCAGCATCATTAAAAGCTGTGTCATCAAAAACGCTGCGAACAATATCGACCTGTTCTTCAGTGAAAAAATCATCATGGTAATCAAACCAACTGATAGCAGTTAGGCGACCTCCAAGAATTTCCGTGCCGAAATTGACTGGTGGTTCTTTCCCATCTTCAAAATCAACAACAAAAGTTACTTTACCCATCTACTCATCCCCCTGAACAAGTTTTAAGTTGCGCATTTTCAACTCTACTGGAACATCAGATTTACCAGTCAGAGCTAGTGCCAGATTCTCAGGCGTAATGGTCGCGGTAACTGTCTTGCCCATTTTCACGCGGATGATTAAGCGGATCTCCTGCTCATCGCATGAACCTGGCCTAACGATTGATAATTCAGCTTTCATTCATCCCCCTGAACGGTGTCACCAGATGAATGGTCTGGCTTAACGAAATCCGATAAACGATTAGAGAGCCGTGCCCGTAATTGTTGAGTGCCAGCATATGTTACGGCCTCTTCAAGAAGTCCGTTCACGCATTCGCTGTACTTGTGCGGCGGCAGCTTCACGGCTAACTGGCTGGCCTCCGGTTCAATGTCTGGCGTAGTGACTCCAAACATTGCAGCTAGCGCCTTGTAGTTCAGCTCAGAGTGATAACGACCTTTACAGCGAACAAGCTTTTCAGCTGCTGCTCTTATCTCCTCCAGCTCCGCAATCCTCTTCCCTGCATCAAGCAGGGCGTTACCAGTCTGTTCTAGCGCTGCCTCTGTTTCCTTTAACTTCCAGGCTAGCCGGTCATGGCCATCACGAATCTTCCCAGACTCACGCAACAGGCTTTCTTCTACCTGGTCAATGGCATCACGCAGAGCGCGAGTGCTAATAGTCTTCTGATTAAGTTCGCTTAGTGCATGCAGAGGCGTTAAACACTCACGTCGTACTAAACGGGCGGCAACGATGATAAGAATGTTTGCTGATTCACGCGCCATTTCAGGCGTCAGCGCTTCGAGTGGTTTAGTCATTTCCCAATTCCTCCCCAATGCCAATGAATATCTGCGGCAGCTTTTACCGGGCACTTATTCCACCATGAGCCTGACATGTGCTTTCTAACTTCCTGCCTTCCAGCTATGACTCCTATCTCAATGCCGGGGCGAACGTTCTTGAAGAATGAACGGGCGAATAGATATTCATGAGCAATGGCTGATGGCTTTTTCATTGGCCCGACTCCTTGCGCAGCTCAACGGAAAGGTCATGGAAATGGTTAGCAATGCAGCCCATTTCACGTAGTGTTGGTGATCGCTCTTTCAGTCCTGATATTTCGTTTCTAACCACCGACTCTGCATAATCAAATTGTCTCGCCTTAATCTCAGCAATATCGGTATCAGTGGCTGGGGTTGACGTGCCGACGTCACTCTGATTTTCGATGAAATCTTGAAGCTCAAAGTAAGTGTCTTTCTCGTATACGGACTTTCCAAACTCATGGTCTGAGTCGTATGATTCTCCGTGAATTTTTCTCAAAAGAGTTTTTGCTGAATGGCACTCAACCGCCAGCGCCTCAACCTGGCGCTGTAGCTCAGAAATAACAGTGGCACTGGTGATAACAAGGTCGTCATGCTTGCGCTGTATCTCGTCACGCTCATGTGTCAAATCAGCAATTCGCTTGAATTGCTGAGCGTAAGTTAATTTGTTTAGGCTGACTGACATGCTGACACCTCATCCAGTTTTAGCTGTAATTCATCACGCTCTTTAATTGCCTGACGAGTAGCTACGAGAGCGCAATCAAGACGGTTTGATGATTCAATCGCAATATCATCAGGTAATGGGGTTCCAGAGCCTTTTTGCAGATAGAATCTTGCTAGTTCAATTAATTCTCTGGCTGATAAATCAGTTAATTGCGTCATTTAATTCTCCACTAAATAATAAGTACCACTGCACTGGTTATTACAGAAGGGTGGGCTGTTTAGTTTTTACTGCGCGTTTTTTCTTTTGGGCTTCCGCTGGCGTAATTTGCTTTTCTGCCCATAATTTCGCATAGCGCATTACATCATCAAACATCCCACCTTTTTTACTTGCTTGTGATTTGCGTTTATATAAATCAACCGCTTGCCACGCCCCCCCCTGAGCAATTGATAAGGAGTATCCTTGTTTAATTAATTGCTCTTTAACGTGTTTTTCAATGAATTCAATATGGTTCATTGAAATCCTCCACTGAATTTTAGGTGTGCGAATCCAAGCCCATTAATAATGGGTTGTTTACTAAATATGAATTAGTGCTTTGATTCGCCGCCGAGGGCGCTAGTTAAATCAGTTAATAATTTTGACATTTCACCAGTAAATAAAATTAAGTCTGTATCAAATCGCTGAGCAACATCTTCTCGGTCTATGTCATCATTCTGTTCTAATAATGAATCAGAGAATTTAAGTTTTTTAATTGCTAGTGAGTCAGTTAATGTGAAAGTAATTCGTTCCTGCCAGTCTAACGCTAAATTAGTAACTACTTTTCCTGCTTCAATATGAGAACTAATTTCGTCACTGCATAAATCCTGATTTTTGACCTTAGCCAGGCCGCCGCCCTCCAGAAGGCCTTTAAGCTCTGCCTCATCTTTTAGTGCGAAGCCTGCCGGAACATCACCAGAACGCACCCATTTAGTCATGGTCAATTCAATTGGTGTTTCCATCGTTAATGGCACAACAGGTAAAGAGCCGAGTGTTTTACGTAGCAATGCCAACGAGTCCTCTGCTTTTTTTGCACTGTTAGCATCAACGATAACCAGGCTGTTATTAGTATCGATCCAAACCTTAATCGTGCTATTACGGGTGAAAGCTCGTGGTAATAAAGAATGAAGCACCTCATCACGCAATGAGTCTTTTTCTGTTTTCTTCAACTTTCTGGCTTGTTCAGATTCCAGCTTTAATACTTTTTTTGCCAACTCCTCTTTAATTACTGATGCCGGAAGAATTTTTTCTTCACGCCGAACAACCAGAAGAACTTGACCATTCACTTTATGAAACAGGCGATCAGAATGAATACCAAGAGGTTCAACCCATCCGGTTTTTGCCATATCCTGGCTACCACATGGAGTGAAAGCAAAATTATGTAATTGCTTCTCAAAAGCCTCTTCATCATTGGCAATTTGTACGTCACGAGATAGACGATAAATAAGTAAATATTTAAATACTGGTGTAATCACGTTAGCTCTCCTTGATCCTGCACGATCTGGTTTATTGAACGTTGTGGCGGTGGTGCCTCCACCTGCCAGCCCGGCTACGGCTGGCGACGGGTTAAACTATTTAAAACATGTTCCATAAGTGTATGGATTGCCTCGTCACGAGCGCATAGCCGCAATTACCACAACGAAGAGAGCACTACCGGTGTCCGAGTCGAACAGAGCATTGTTGCCCAGTCCTCCCAGTTGAATGGGACTGCTTGGAATTGAACCAGCGGTTCGGCTTTACTCGTTAATGCTCTCATCGTTGTGTGCTGGTCTTTCCCAGCCGTCAGCGGTCTACTTCCCGCCGTCACTGCCGTCGAGGGAGCTGGCATCTCTCCGTTTTTACAGTTGAACGTCTGCCGCTGTTATCGATGCGGAACCGCCACTCTCCAGGACATTTATAAGGACCGTCTCCAAGTGGTAACTCTTCCAGTCCCGACAAACACCCTGAGAAAGATGCTTACCGTGAATGGATGGTGCGCCTGTCTTTTCACCACAT